GAAAGAAGAGAACAGTACAGATGCTGTTCCGGGTAGCGATGCAGGACTACGTAGTGTAGGTGTTACACCAGCAGGCATTGATGCAGACTTAGAAACTGCTGAACCTCCAGCGGCACCTGAAGAAGGCGGAGAAGCACCCGCAGATGCAGGAATGGCCCCTGTTGCACCAGAAGCGGCAGCCAGTCCAGTTCCGCCCGCTCAATAATAAATAATACTATTATGTTATTAACTGAATTCTTAAATAAACATGAAGACGAAAGTTATCCTAGTAATAACGACGATAAGAGCGTTTATAAACTAAGTGACTTGCGTAAAACTAGGCTCACATTGGCACAATTAAATAAGCTCAGAAATATAAGGGACGTTAAAAAAGTAGAAGCAGAAAAAAAGATTAAAGATATTAGGCAACAGTATAGGCCCGCACCACAGGCAATGTAATTTCAGCAAAATGACTCCATGATTTGGCGTTTCTACGTCAAAACCACTCAAAAAACCATCATTTTGCAGGGTATTCCTGCACCTCCGTTAAATACTACTATAATACTACTATAGGAGTAACTTCGCATGAGTAAAAAGTATGAACAGTTGATTGAATATATCATCAACGATGAAGAGGACAAAGCAAAAGAACTCTTCCACGATATCGTAGTTGAAACAAGTCGTGACATCTACGAGAATCTAATTGACGAAGAAGATTTTGCTGAAGAAGAATCAGTAGAAGACATGTCTGACGCTATCGAAGCTGATGAAGAAGGTATCAGTGAAGAAGACGACGAGATGGAAATGGACATGGAAATGCCAATGGACATGGGCGACGAAGAAGCTGAAGAGGAAGGTGAAGAAGCTGAAGAGGAAGAGCTCGAAGATAGAGTTATGGACTTGGAAGACGCTTTAGACGAACTCAAAGCTGAATTTGACGCTTTAATGGACGAAGAAGGCAAAGAAGAAGAACACGATGACATGGAAATGGAATCTGTTGAAGAATCAGAAGAGACTGTTGAAGAAGACGCTGTTGAAGAATCAGAAGAAACAGTTGAAGAATCAGAAGAAGAAGCTGAAGTTGTTAAAGAGTATGTTGACAAAGTTGCTCAACCTGCTAACAATTCAGAGGCTTCTACAAGTCCAGTAGCAGGTAAGAACGACATGGGTGGTAAAGCAGTCGATCCTACAGGTGAAGAAAATGGTGGTTCAACACCTAAAGTTGACGGCGGCGATTCTTACCAGAACACAGCTGGCGGTAGCAAGAAGTTAGAAAAAGCACCTGCCCCTAAAAAGGAAGGTTAATTAGAGTTTAACTGAGGATAAACAAATGGCTTTATTAAAAGAACACTTAACATTTGATGCGGCCCGTATGGTAACAGAAGGCTCTGAAGATGGTAAGGACTTGTTTATGAAGGGAATTTTCATTCAGGGTGGTGTTAAGAATGAAAATAAAAGAGTTTATCCTGTTTCAGAAATCTCTAATGCAGTTACTACTATTAATGAACAGATCAAGGGTGGCTACTCCGTTTTAGGCGAAGTAGATCATCCTGATGATCTGAAAATTAATTTAGATCGTGTTAGCCACATGATTACTGAAATGTGGATGGACGGACCAAACGGTTTTGGTAAACTTAAGTTACTTCCTACACCGATGGGTAACTTAGTTAAAACCATGTTAGAATCCGGCGTTAAACTTGGGGTTAGCTCTAGAGGCAGTGGTCAGGTCTCAGAGTCCACAGGCGACGTAAGTGATTTTGAAATAGTAACGGTGGATGTAGTTGCACAGCCTAGTGCTCCTAATGCATATCCAACAGCAGTATATGAAGGGCTGATGAATATGAAAGGTGGACACAAGGTTCTCGAGATGGCGGCTGATGCCAGTGCAAATCAAAAAGTACAAAAGTATTTAAAAGAGCAAGTAACACGCTTAATTAAAGACTTAAAAATTTAGGAGATCCGTATGTTAGAAGCAATCAAACCATTGCTAGATAGCGGAATTATTAACGAAGAAACAGAAACAGCAATTAATGAGGCTTGGGAAGCAAAACTTTCTGAAGCCAAAGAGACTGTACGTGCTGAACTTCGTGAGGAATTCGCACAACGCTATGAGCATGACAAGTCAGTCATGGTTGAGGCTTTAGACAAAATGGTCAACGAATCTTTATCTAAAGAACTTCAGGAATTCGCTGAAGACAAGAAGAGATTAGCAGAAGATAGAGTTAAGTACAACACTAAGATGTCTGAGACAGCAGATAAGTTCAAAGGTTTCTTAGTTGGTAAACTAACTGACGAACTCAAAGAGTTACGTGAGGACCGCAAAACAATGGCCGGTACAATGGCTAAAGTTGAGCAGTTCGTTATTCGTCAACTTGCTGAGGAAATCAAAGAGTTCGAGCAAGACAAGAGAGACGTTGTGGAAACAAAGGTCAAACTTGTTGCTGGTGCAAAAGAAAAGTTAGACGAACTTAAAACTAAATTCGTTGCTCGCTCATCTGCTTTAGTTAAAGAGGCAGTTGCTACAAATCTAGAGTCTGAGTTAACTCAACTCAAAGAAGACATCCAGACTGCTCGTGAGAACATGTTTGGACGTAGATTGTTTGAAGCATTCGCAAGTGAATTTGCTGGTACTCATTTAAATGAGAACAAGGAAATTAAGAAACTTCAAAGCATTATTGCTGAGAAGGATGAAAAACTTGCAGAAGCAACTCAAGCAAGTGAAGATGCTAAGAAATTAGTTGAATCAAAAGAGAGCGAAATTAAAGTGATTAAGGAATCTAGTGAGAGAAAAGAAACACTCAACGGATTGCTTAAGACATTAAACAAAGAGAAAGCCACTGTAATGAGTGACTTACTCGAATCTGTGCAAACTGAAAAACTTCAGTCTGCATTTGACAAGTATTTGCCAGCAGTTCTTAACAATTCAAAGATTGAACAAGCCGCAAAGCAAGTTCTTTCAGAGAATAAGAAAGAAGTAACTGGTGATAAAACTGCGAAAGACGCTGTAAAAGAAGATGGTACAAACATCATTCAGTTAAAGCGTTTAGCAGGGCTATAAATTAGTAAAACTATTAGGAGAAACTGAAATGTCAGATAATTTACTAGAAGGCCGTTGGGGTGAGACCAAAGATGCCCTGTTAGAAGGTTTACAAGGTTCTCGCCGTACAACAATGGCTTCTGTGTTAGAAAACACAAAGAAGCACTTGGTAGAATCCGCAACAGGCGGTGCAACAACTAGTGGTAACGTTGCTACTCTTAACAGAGTTATTCTTCCAGTAATTAGACGAGTTATGCCAACTGTTATCGCTAACGAAATCGTTGGTGTTCAGCCAATGACTGGTCCAGTTGCACAAATTCACACATTACGTGTACGTTATGCTGAAACAGCAACATCAACAGCATCTGCTCCGTTTGATACAGATACAGTTGCTGGTGACGAAGCTCTTTCACCATTCAAAATTGCTACAGCATATTCAGGTAGTTTAACTACTGGTCGTGCTGACAGCACAGCAACACTTGAAGGTTCACCAGGACGTAAGATTAACGTTCAGATCTTAAAGCAAGTTGTTGAAGCTAAGACCAGAAAGCTATCAGCTCGCTGGACATTTGAAGCCGCTCAAGACGCACAGTCAATGCACGGCTTAGATGTTGAAGCAGAAATTATGGCTGCTTTAGCTCAAGAAATTACTGTTGAAATCGACCAGGAAGTACTTGGTTCTTTAAGAAGCCTAGCCGCTACTGAAGAAACATACAACCAGGCAGCAGTTTCAGGTACAGCTACATACGTTGGTGACGAGCATGCCGCTCTTGCTGTTTTAATTAACAGAGTTGCTAACAAGATTGCTCAAAGAACAAGACGTGGTGCAGGTAACTGGGCAGTTGTTTCCCCAGCCGCATTAACAGTTCTTCAGAGCGCAACAACATCTGCATTTGCACGTACAACTGAAGGCACATTTGAAGCACCTACAAACACTAAGTTTGTTGGTACATTGAATGGTGCAATGAAAGTTTACGTTGATTCATATGCAAGCGACACAACAGCAGTTCTAGTTGGTTATAAGGGTTCAAGCGAAGCTGATGCAGCCGCTTTCTACTGCCCATATATTCCATTAATGAGCTCTGGTGTTGTTTTAGATCCAGCAACATTTGAACCAGTTGTAGGCTTTATGACCAGATACGGTTATGTTGAGCTTACAAACACAGCGTCATCTCTTGGTAACGCTGGTGATTATGTTGGTGAGATTGCAATGAGCAACCTTTCTTTCTCATAATTCATTATTTGAAAGCAATTTCCTGTTCGGAATGGGAAAACAAATTAGGGGTCGCAAGACCCCTTTTTTGTTGACTTTATATATAGGATAGTGTATAAATATATACACGTTCAGCTGTAAGGCCGGAAGTAGACTTCATTATTAGTCGAAGGAACGCATTATCATCGTTCATCTCGAAAGAGACGGAAGTAGGTAATGGTTACCGAAGGAACGCACCTAACTGTAAAAAGGAGGGTGTTAACATGACAATGTGGACTCGCTATTGTAGAGAGCAAGCACAGAAAGACTATCATAAGTCTCAAATGCTTAAAATCTTATTGTTACGTGCAATACACGAAACAGATAAGTGAACTTCAAGGGGCTGAAACGCCCCTTTTTTGTGACTAACATTTCTATAAATACTATTGTTCAGTAGTTAGGTAAAACTGACTTATGCTGTCCCAACAGCGTAGCGACTAGAACTCGCATTGGACTTCTTAACAAGGAGAAAACAAATGGGAAGACCTTTAAAATTAGCAGAAACAGTTGACGGCAACTTAAAAGTTCCTTCAGCAAACACATCAGGTACTATCGGTAATACAGCACTTAGTGGTTCTACACAGATCCAATTTACAGGTTACGTTACTGGTGGTTCAGCAAACACTGGTTATGCTTCTAAGCAAACAGGTAGCAAAACATTCAAAGTTACTACAAGTGACGGCACAGAAGATTTGTTATTAACAGCAGTTGCCAGCGGTAGTTTAGCCGCAGGACAATGCCAGTTAACAGCAACAGATAGCGCAGGTGGAACATACTATGTAAGTAAAATTACATCACGTTATGTTACACTAGTTCCTAATGACGGTACACAGTGGTCATCCGGTCAAAAAGCATTGTGGGTAGCAAGTGGTCCTTCATTGAACACTTCAGTTAGTATCCCAATGGCATAATAGTTAATTTTTTAACTACTAAAGGCTACAGTGATAATTACATTGTAGCCTTTTTTTATGACACCAATAGCATTTATTATCGGAAACGGACGCAGTAGATTAGACATAGACTTGGAAAGTCTAAGAGGTCGAGGCATGATCTACGGATGTAATGCCTTGTATAGAGACTTTACTCCCGATGTATTAATAGCAACAGACGGTGGTATAGCAAAAGAGATACAAGAATCTGGTTATGCAAAAACAAATAGATTTTATACACGTAGGCCTATAGAAGGATTGGGAGCGAAACCCATTGAACATAACTACGGTTGGTCAAGCGGACAAGTAGCCTTAAGTTATGCTTGCCATGCTAAACACAGTTACTTGTACATGATTGGATTTGATCTAGCAGGATTGAACGAACATCAAAAGTTCAATAATGTTTATGCAGATACCGATCACTATAAAAACTCAACAGAGAAACCAACGTTTTACGGTAACTGGTTAAAACAAATACATCAAACTGTAACAGAGTTTAAAAACAAGCGTTTTGTTAGAGTAATAGCAGAAGATGGCTATGAACCTCCTGAGCTTAAACCTTTAAAAAATATGCAACACATGTCTACAAACGAATTTAAAACCGTGCTAAATACATTGAAATAGGTAAAAAAGAATGGCTACAACTAAACGTGTTTCCGGTGATTATAACATAAGTTCAGTAGATGCTAGTACAGACAATGTTGTCATTACTACGCATACTGTCACGGTAAATGGCAACTTAACGGTTACAGGTAATACAACATCTGTTGAAACAACAAATACCGAAATCACTGATTCTGTTATTACACTTAATAAAGGCGAATCGGGCGCAGGTGTAACTACAACGTACTCAGGATTTGAAGTGGATCGTGGTAGTGCAAATGACGTAGCAATACGTTGGAATGAAACATCCGATATTTGGGAATTAACAACTGATGGTGTAACATACACTGAAATTACTACATCATCTTGAGCAGGTATCAGCGACGTTGTTTCAGACACTACACCACAACTAGGCGGCGATTTAGATATTAATGGATTTAATATTACTAGTGCAGTTTCAAATCAAAATATTGTTATTGATCCTAGCGGTACTGGTAAGTTAGAAGTCAGCAGTGAGTTAAAACTGCTAGAAGTTGTAAGCGATCCTACAGCAGAAACCGCATACACTTATGTATATGCGAAAGATCCTGGTGCAGGTCAAACAGGTTTGTATGTAGCAAACACAACAAGAACAGACGAAGTAGCCTCAAATAAGAGAGCTAGATTATACGGATTAATTTTTTAATAGGAACACAAGATGGCATTAGCAAACGTAGCAGTTGGAAATACCAATACAGACATTTATACTTCAAGTGGCGAAACTTGTGTTGTAACTATGTACTTTTGCAATTACACTGGAACAGCAAGAACAGTTTCTATCTATGCTGTAGCAAGTGGTGGAAGTGCCGACGATACGACAGTCATTGTTAAAGATGTTGATATCGTTGCATACGATACTTACACATTATCAACAGATAGACTCATACTTGCTAATGGTGATAAAATTACAGCGATTGCAGATGCAGGATCGGCAGTCACAGCAACAGTAAGTTATGCGAGTGTATAATGGCTAAACCAGGTAGATTCATAAAGAACACAAAGGTTAACAACTCAGCACAGAGTGTTATCACACTGCCAACTGGTACCGCAGGCGAAAGACCTGCAACACCAGAAAATGGTCAGATACGTTACAATACTTCAGACAACGTTATGGAAATGTATGTCGATGGTGCATGGGTTACAGTAGCAAAGGTCGGACTAGTTAGTATAGTAAAAGACACGTTTACTGGTGACGGATCAACAACTGCTTATACAGCAAGTCAAAGTATTGCAGACGAGCAAGATGTTATTGTGCATGTAGGTAACGTGCACCAGAATCCAGGAGTTGCATATACAGTAAGTGGAACAACAATTACATTTACAAGTCCTCCACCAGATACACATACAATTATAGTACAGCACGGATACAATAGTACTGGTGCGTAAAGGATAAAACATGGCAATTGGTAGAATATCAGGACCCATGCTCAAATCCAACCTAGAACGTCTAGGAGTGGATCTTGCAGTTGAAACAAGTCTTTTGTATGTAGATGTTACCAATAACAGAATTGGTATCAATACAGCCAGTCCTACTCAAAGCCTTCAAGTTGATAACGTAACAATAGCAGGTAGTCAGATACGTAGTACTTCCGGCGCATTAGATTTAGGTTCTAATAGTGATATAAGCATCACAGGCGGTAGTAACGGACAAGCACTATCAACAGACGGTAGTGGTAACCTTACCTGGATAAGTGTTTCACAGGACGGACAATCCCTAGTACTTGGTACAGCAGAAGATAGCGTATGGACAGATGGCGCAGTCAACACTTGGACTGAAACAACACCTATATCATATGCCGTTGATGATGTCAATGAGTGTATGCTTAACATCATGAACAATACAGCAGTTGCCAATATGGACTTTACTGCTGATACAACTTCAGGTGGTGCAGGCACAGTAGTAACATTAACTATTACAGCAGACGGTAACCCAAACAGATATGACATCACTTGGGGAGATGGTGATACCACTTCAGCAACATCAGATAGCACACCAACACATACATATTCTACTAACACAGGTTCTCCATTTGATGTAACTGTTAGAGCATACAATAGTGGTGGTAGTGGTGCTTGTAGCGAAATCAGCAAGACACGTACAGAATACATTATTATCTATACAGCAGATCCTGTTGTAAGTTTTGCGGCTTATGCGGCAAGTTCAGGTGGAAGTCCTATTACACAGTGGGACGATGGCGACACAATTTATTTTGAAAACACAACTACTAACACAAGTGGTGCAACAGTTCAATATACTTGGGACTGGGGAGACGGTAGTAGTGACGATGTAGTATCTAGTGATGCATCCGCAGGTGGTGTAGGTGGTGGTAGACTTGCCCACACATTTACTGCCAGCACAGAACAAGAACAAACAAGAACTGTAACACTCACACTAGATAGCCACAGTACAGCGTTACCTGCAAGTATTCCAACAAGTGATACTTCAAATGTTAAAATTTATGATGATCATACACCTAGTGTAACACTAGATGACAATAGTGGCGTTAATGAAGATGCAACATCGGGACATGTTGTTACATTTACTAACACAACAGAAAGTACTATTGGTAGTTACGCTACATACGGTATTCAATATCAATACCAGTGGGGAGATGGCACAAGTAATACAACAGTCAATGTTGGCTCTGGTGCCGATGGAGATACAAGCGGAACAATTAGTCATACATTTGCTTTAAGTGCAAGTGATCAAGCAAATGGAATTGCACAGGACTTTACAGGTAACTTAAGAGTTATCAGTAACCATACAAGTTCGCCGTTTATTAGTTCAACATTTACAGTACACGTTGAACCAGACGTTAGAGCAAACATTGCGGCTACAGCAGTTACTACAAGTGATAGAACTGGCGACAATCAATACGACTTATACGACTTTACAGACTTAAGTGGTAATAATCGTGCATTAGTACGTGCAACTAACACGTCACAAAATGCTGATGACTACGAATACGATTGGGCAGATGGTAGTACTAACGACACAGTAACAGAAGACGGATCAGCGGCAGGCTCTATTGGTGCAACTTTAGATCATGACTATGCTGGAGAATCAACAGGCGATTACAATCTCACATTCACAGCAAACGGTACTCCGGACATAACTGCACAAACAGATACAGATACTAGCATAACATTTACAATGAATGCTACACCAAGTGCTCCAAGTAACTTGAGTACATTTAGTATTACATTGGCAGATGCTTTCCAAGGCACAAGTCCTCGACTGTGCTCAGGATTTGACGACAATTCGTCAAGTAATCCATTAAGTGCTGGCGCCGCACTAACGACGACAACAGCAAGACGATACACAAGTGGTACTATCGATACAAGTACTGTGAACAATGCATACAACGGTGCATCAGGAACGCTCAGTGCTAATATCAATGGTTCTACAGCAGGTAGTAAAACATTTACAACTGCAACAGGAGAGACGGGTACATTTACTAGTTTGGTAATTAGTCAACAGGATGATGCACACAATACTATTAGTGCAAGTACATATCCTAGTGATTTTTATCAAACATTCGATGCTAAAATTACACAAGCACTCGCAAGTTATACCGTAGGTGTAAACGATGAAAGACTAGAGCACGATGCAACAGGCAATACAAACTATGTTGCAGTTGTATATGATGACATAACATCAAGTCCTAGCATTTCAAGTGCAGGAACACTGGCAGAAGGCACTGGCGGAACAAAACGTTACATATCAGGTATCCCATATTATAATTCAGGATCACCTACGCTAACTTGGTCAGGTGTTGAAATCAGTAACTTAACTGGTCAGGCATACACAGACCAAAGTAACATTGTTGAAGTTGACAACGGTACTAACCAAGAAGGTACGAGTTCTGCAGGTACAACAAACACAGATTACACTTACAGCGACATAGACGGTGCAAGTACGATGCTTACACTAGGTGTACCTAATGTAGACACTGGTGTTGCTAGTGCCTATGCAATAGGAGACTTAAGTGTTCCTATTACATCAAGTTCAGTAAGAACTATTGACAGAGTTAAAATTAGAGCAAGAAACTGTAATGGCATTAGCTCATATACAGAAAACACAACAAACATACAGGTGCATACATCAGCACAAAGTGGTATAAGTGAAATTGCTATTGCAGTTAGTGATAGTTTAGGTAACGGCACATTTACGGATGACGGTGTGCGTGTATTTGACTTTAATGCTGATACGACAGACACTCCGAGTTATACTGGTGCTACAAACTTCTACACTAACGATCCTTACACAGAAGCAAGCGATCCGGGTGTGTCAGGTACAAAAGAAGCAACTATTAGATTAGGTGTTTTGAAGTATGATGTTACAGATTATAGTTCAGGATATCTCCCAGTAGGTCCAGATAGATCAAGCGATACAGGCACACAATACTTTACATTTGCATTTCGCAGACAGGTTGTTGCCAACTTTGATATTAATATTACAAGTTCGGGCATTGCAGGTTTATGGATAGCGGCACCAGGTACTGCTATTGATTCAGCATCATCACTTAACGGTTGGTTAGATGCAAGTACAACATACGGTGGTTCAGGTGTACCAGGTGCTAATACAGGCAGTGGTGGTAATGGTTCTAACGGATGTGCATTTACATCAGGTGATAGGATTGCCGCTAGTACATCACTAAGTGGTGGTTACACAATGACACTGGGTAGTGAGAACATGACAAACGCTACAGGTAATGTTGTTTTAGTGAGAATAGCATTAACAAGTGGTCAGAGTGTTACTGCACTTAGCATAGGAGTAGCGGCGTAATGGCGATTCAAGATTCCCAAAAAGTTGACTACTTATGGAAAAAACTAGGTTACTCTGCCGCTAAGACAGATACTAACGCTATTAAGAAAGCACCTAACGAAGCCATCACCAGTCCTCTGTTAATGCGTATTGACACACTTTGGGCAAAGTCTGGAGATATTCCTAGTGTCTTGCCAGGCAGTTCAACAGGTGTAGTTACAGTTTATCCGACAAGTAACCCTGTAGAGTGTACAGAAGATACTTCTGCAACAGCCAACAGGACTTGGAAAACAGGACAGACTAACTGGATTAGTCCAGAGTTTGGATCAACATATCAGGTAAAAGTCTATATACATACTACTAGTGACGCCGCAGGCGCAAGTGGTGGTGACCAAGTATTTGCAACTGGTTCAGGAAATGACGATGAATGGTTCTTTGACTACCAGTCAGGTGTGCTACACTTTATTGGTGACAACTTACCTAACGGTGTAAGTTTTACAGGTAAGAGTGTTTATATAAGTGGTGGTAGATACACAGGTGATATTGGTGGTAATTTTTCAGCATCAACAATGGGAGACTTGACTACAATAGGTTCTCCTCAAACTACATTAACACCAACTGTAACAAATGCAGACATAGGACTAGATCCAACTGGAACAGGACAAGTTATCATTACAGGCACAAATGCTATTACTATCCCTAGTGGTAGTACAGCGGCAAGACCTAGCGGATCAACAGGTGATCTTAGAGTTAACTCAGCTACTGGCAACTTAGAATACTATGCGAGCGGACAGTGGAATGTTTTAGATCCGAGTGCTGGAACGGCAACTGCATTAGACTCCTTCACTGGAGACGGTAGCACAACAACATTTACACTTAGTGCAGAATCTTCTACAGACAGTGTTATTGTTACTGTACAAGGTGTGGTACAGAAAGCAACGACTACATATACAGTAAGTGGTACTACACTTACATTCTCAGAAGCACCGTTATTAAACGAACAGATTGAAGCAAGGACAGTGTCAACCACATACACCTTAGGTGACAAGGTTTCTGACAGCGATGGCGATACAAGAATACGAGTAGAAGAAAGTGCTGATGAAGATACTATTCGTTTTGATGCCGCTGGTACTGAAGTAGCAACAATGACAGATACTGTTACTACTTTTTCTACAGCAGTTAAAGTCGCTAACATGACAACTACAGCGAGAAATGCACTAAGCCCTGCAAACGGATGGGTAATATACAACACAACCGACAATAAGTTCCAAGGATATGCTAACGGTTCTTGGGTAGATTTTCACTAATTGACTAAATATTAAAGTAAAGAGTGCAATGCTCTTTTAACCCGCCTAGAACGCACATTTCACATAATATTAGCAGTTTCCGTTAGGAAGGTGTATAGCCACGATTTTGGGTCATTTTGGTAAATACTGATAAGTGCCAAAGGTGGCACTTACTAATTAGTAAAATATAACCTTGAGGAAACTAAAATGGCTGTTACTAGAATTAAAAACAACCAGATTACAGACTTAACCATTGAAACAGGCAAGATCGCTAACAACGCCATTACCGGTGGCAAGTTAGAGGATAACATGACTTACGGGTCAAACTTGACTATTAGTGGTAATTTGACTGTATCTGGAACAACCACTACAGTTGATTCAGCAACTACTACTCTTGCTGATCCATTAATGTTACTTTCAAAGGGAGCAACTGGTTCTGCAAGCGTAGACTCCGGTATCGTTATAGAACGTGGTGACGATAACAACGTTGCTATGATCTGGGACGAATCCGCAGATCAATTTGTAGTTGCTACTACTGCGAGTGAAGATGGAACAACTGCTGGGGATGTAACTATTACAAGTTACGCAAACTTCCAAGCGGCTACTGTTACTGCCAGTGCTATGTCACTAACAGGAACATTTGACGCTGATAACATTAGAATAGATGGAAACACAATTTCATCGACAGACACAAACGGTGCAATTAACCTAACACCTAACGGAACAGGTGAAGTTGTTGCCGCAACATTGACTGTTAGTGATTTAACAGACAATAGAATCGTTATTGCTGGATCAAGCGGCGCACTTGAAGATGATGGCAATTTAACATTCGACGGAACTACATTGGCGGCTACTGCCGCTGTTGACATTACAGGTGATTTGGATGTCGACAACATTAATATTAATGGCAACACAATCATTTCAACTGATACAAATGGCGACATTAACCTAACACCTAATGGTACTGGTGAAGTTGTTATGTCAACAGCAACAGTTAGTGATTTGACAGATAATCAAATCGTTGTTGCTGGCACAGGCGGTATCTTAGAAGGTGGTACAGGTCTTACATGGGACGGCACTGACTTAACAACAAGTAGTATTGTAGTTTCTGACTTAACAGACAACAGAGTACTAATTGCTGGTACATCAGGTGCTATTGAAGATGACGCTAACTTCACATTTAATGGTACAACACTTGCTTTAACAGCAGGCATGGACATTACTGGTGATTTAGACGTTGACAACATCAACATTAACGGCAACACAATTATTAGTACTGATACAAATGGTAACATTTCACTCACTCCAAACGGAACAGGTGAAGTCGTTGCTTCAACATTAACAGTAAGCGATTTAACTGACAATCGTGTTGTTATCGCTGGAACAAGCGGTGCATTAGAAGATGATGCTAACCTAACATGGGACGGAAGTACATTAACAGCAGGTGGTGATGTTAGCTCAACTACACTACAAACAAGTGGCGAAGCAACATTAGCAAGTGCTATTGTTTCTGACCTAACAGATAACAGAATCGTTGTTGCAGGTACTTCAGGTGCATTAGAAGATGACGCAAATCTTACCTGGGACGGCTCAGATATGGGTGTTACTGGTGGATTAAACGTTACTGGCGACCTAGCAGTCGATAACATTGCTATTAACGGCAATGCTATTACATCAACAGACACAAATGGCAATATCACAATTACTCCAGACGGAACTGGTGACCTAGTACTTGATGGCTTAAATTGGCCTCAAGCAGACGGCACAGCAGGATACGTTATTAAAACAGACGGTTCTGGACAGTTAAGTTGGGTTAGTGTACTTACAGACCTAGTGTTTGACACAACACCTCAGTTAGGTGGTGATTTAGATGTAAATGGACAAAAAATTGTTACTGCTAGATCAAATGAAGACATCGTACTTGAGCCTAATGGAACTGGTGAAGTTGTTATGTCAACAGCAGTTGTTAGTGACTTAACAGACAATAGAGTTGTTATTGCTGGTGCTTCAGGTGCATTAGAAGATGATGCTAACTTCACATTTGACGGTACAACAATGGCAATTACTGCCGCAGTTGATGTCACAGGTGACTTAGATGTCGACAACTTAAACTTAGACGGTAACACAATTTCATCAACAGACACAAACGGAGCAGTTAATGTAACACCTAACGGTACAGGTACTATCGAACTTGGTGGTACAAGTACAGTAGTTAACATTAACGGTACAACAGGATCAACAGGTTCTGCTAGCGGTGCGTTAGTAGTAGACGGTGGTGTTGGTATTGCTGAAAACTTAGAAGTTGGTGGTAACATTGTTGTTGCTGGTAGCTTAACAGTTGAAGGTACAACTACAACAGTTGACTCCGTAACAACACAAGTTGTTGATCCAATCTTCCAGATTGGTGGTGGAGCAGGTGGTGCCGCACTTTCATCATCAGACGCTAAAGACAGAGGTATGTCTGCCAAGTATTATGATGGTGCTGAAAAGACTGCTTTCTGGGGTTATGATGATTCAACAGGCTACTGGACATTTGTACCTGATGCTACAATCGCTAGTGAAGTTGTTTCAGGCTCAAAAGGTACACTAGATGTTGGTAGCATTTTAAACGCTAACTTAACAGACAATAGAGTTGTTATTGCTGGTACAAACGGCGTTTTAGAAGATGATGCTAACTTTACTTTCGACGGAAGTACATTAACAGTAGGCGGTGATGTAAGTTCAACTACTTTACAGACAAGCGGTGAAGCAACATTAGCAAGTGCCATAGTCAGTGACTTAACAGACAATAGAGTTGTTATTGCTGGCTCAAGCGGTGCACTTGAAGATGATGCTAACTTTACATTTAATGGCACAACATTAGCATTAACAGCCGCTATGGACATCACTGGCGACTTAGATGTTGATAATATTAACATTAACGGTAATACTATCATTAGTACTGATACTAATGGCAATATTAGCCTAACACCAAACGGTACAGGTGAAGTTGTTGCTAGTACTTTAACAGTCAGTGACTTAACTGACAACAGACTAGTTGTTGCAGGTACAAGTGGTGCATTAGAAGATGATGCTAACTTGACTTGGGATGGCTCAGATATGGGTGTTACTGGTGGCTTAAATGTTACTGGTGACTTAGCAGTTGATAACATTGCAATTGATGGTAACACAATTTCATCAACAGACACAAATGGCGACATTAACTTAACACCAAATGGTACAGGTGAAGTTGTTGCCGCAAGTGCTACAGTTAGTGACTTAACAAGTGGTAGAATTGTTACTGCTGGTACAAGCGGTGCATTGGAAGATAGTGCTTCTCTACTTTGGGATGGTACAGATTTAACAGCAGGCTCTGCTATTATTTCTGACTTGACAGACAATAGAGTTGTTATTGCTGGTACAAGTGGTGCTCTTGAGGACGATGCTAACTTCACATTTAATGGTACAACATTGGCATTGACAGCCGCTATGGATATCACAGGCGACTTAGATGTAGATAACATCAATATTAATGGCAACACAATCATTAGTACTGATACAAATGGCGATGTTAACATTACACCAGACGGAACAGGTGAAGTTGTTATGTCTACAGCAGTCGTTAGTGACTTAACAGACAACAGACTAGTAGTTGCAGGAACTTCAGGTGCATTAGAAGATGATGCAAACTTAACTTGGAGTGGAACAGCACTTGCTGTTACTGGTGGTGTTGATGTAACTGGCGACTTAGACGTAGATAACATCAACATTAATGGCAACACTATTATTAGTACTGATACAAATGGCGATGTTAACATTACACCAAACGGAACTGGTGAAACAGTTATTGCAACAGCCGCAGTTAGTGACTTAACAAGTGGTAGAATTGTTACTGCTGGTACAAGTGGTGCTTTAGAAGACAGTGCTTCATTGCTCTGGGACGGCACAGACTTAACTGCTGGTAGTGCTATTGTTAGTGACTTGACAGCAGGTAGAGTTGTATTAGCAGGTACTTCAGGTGCTATTGAAGACAGTGGTAACTTAACATTTGATGGTACAACATTAACTGTTACAGGTAACATTGCTGTTGACAACTTAGACTTAGATGGTAACAACATCACTGCAACAGCAGGTGGTGAAGTTACTATTAACGATGCAGGCGCAGACGTTGACTTCAGAGTTGAAGGCGACACTGACACAGCATTGTTCCACGTTGATGCAGGTGGTGATGTAGTAAACATTGGTACTACAACATCAACAACTGGTGCTAAGTTAAAGATTAGCTCAACGGACTCTGTGATGATTCCAGTTGGTTCAACTGCTGAGCGTCCAGGTACAGGCGTTGACGGTATGTTGCGTGTTAACTCATCAACAAACAAGATGGAATACTATGCTAACAGTGAATGGAAGTCAGCTGACGCATCATTTACAGTTATTGCTAGTGATACATTTGACGGTGATGGTTCAACAACAGCGTTTACACTTGGTGATTCACAAACAACAGCAGGTTGTGTGGTTAGTATCAACGGTGTGGTGCAGTTACCTACATCAGCATATGGTGTTAGCGGAACTACTTTAACGTTTACTGAGGCACCAGCAAGTGGTGACAAGATTGAGGTACGTAGATTTACTACTACAGTAACAGTTACTGACATTGCTAGTGGCGATGGTTACCAAGCAGTTGAAGCAGTAGATGCAACAGGTGTTCGGATTTCAACAGGCACAAGCGCACAAAATCTACGTTGGACATTTGACACAAGTGGTCACTTAATTCCTAATGGCGATGAACTATTTGACATTGGTGATGCAAGTAATAAAGTTAGAAGTCTTTATGTTGGTGGTGGTACAGTTTACTTAGGTGATTTACAACTTAAGGATAACGGTGACAACACACTTGGTGTATTCCAGAGTGATGGCACAACTCCAGCTGGTACAGTAGTTAACGACTTTGTTACTGGTGCACAAGGTGATGTACGCTTTATGGACGCTGACAGTAGTAACTTTGTTGCATTCCAAGCCCCTGCTACAGTGAGCTCAAATGTAACTTGGACACTACCAGATGCAGACGCAAGTGTAAGTGGTTACGCTCTTGTTAGTGACGGCGCAGGCACACTAAGTTGGGCAGCCGCAGGTGCAACTATTAGTCAAGATGAAACAACAAATACAAACTTTAACTTGTATTTTGCTTCAACTACTAGTGGTGCATTAACATCAGTTAATTACGACACAGGCCTGAGCTATAATCCAAGCACAGGTACATTAACAACCTCAGTATTCTCTGGTACTGCTACAACAGCAACAAATGTTACTGCAACTGCTAACGACACAACAAATGAGACAACATACATCACATTTGTTGACGGTGCTACAGGAGCGCAAGGCATTGAGACTGACACAGGCTTAACCTACAATCCAAGTACTAACACATTAACAACCTCAGTATTCTCTGGTACTGCTACAACAGCACAATACGCTGACTTGGCAGAGATGTACGCTAGTGATACAGAGATTGAAGCAGGCACAGTTGTACACTTTGCTGGTAACGGTAAAGTTGCACCATGTGATGTTGATATGTGTTCTAAGGTTGCAGGTATTGTTTCTACTGATCCAGCACACTTGATGAACAGCTCACAAGAAGGTACTCCTTTAGCGTTGGCTGGTCGAGTTCCATGTAAAGTCGTTGGTCCTGTTAGCGCAGGTGACTTAATGGTATCAGCTGGCAACGGTATGGCAAGAGCTGAGGCAGATCCAAAGTTAGGCACAGTTATAGGCAAAGCAATCGAAGATTTCTCAGGCGAAGGAGAAGGCGTAATAGAAGTTCTAGCATTAATGATGTAAGACTTCTACAAGTAGTAGGTAAGAGGGAGGGCAAACGCTCTCCCTTTTATTTTGACTAAATACTAAACAAAGGATTATTTTTAGTATGGCATTAACTCGACCTAAAGCGGCGCAGATTAACTTCGATTTAACGAATATAACCGATCCGGTTATACGGTTAAACTCCGATCACACAGGCGCTAACGACACAGATGTTGGATTTATATTCGAGCGTGGTTCCTCAGGAGATAATGCGGTACTAATATGGGACGAATCAGCGGCGCAATTTGTAGTAGGAACTACAACAGCAACGGGTGTTACTCAGGGCGATTTAACAGTTACCAACGGTAATCTACAAGTAGACACAATTAAAAATAGAGAACAGCGTTATACAACTTCGAACATGATGAAGTTTAACCAGTTATACACTGGTGCGGCTTCAGGCAGTTACTTTGAACAAAACGAATATCAAAAGATTGTAACAATCATTCCTAGTGCGGCTTCTCAAAACTATCAAGTGTCGGGACGCATCTTGTGTCAAACTGCTGGTTCAATACAGACCATAAACTTTATAGCGGCACTAAGATCAAACACACTTCCCGATCTAGATTGGTCAATTACCTACACAGAACAACACAACGGTACAGCACACTTTAAACCTCAGTTATGGACAAAAGAAACTACAACAGCAGGATTTATTTTTGCTATACAAAAGATTTCCAGTGGTAGTCTATATGGAACTGTAACAGTTGATTTAGACGTTATACCTAGAGCAAGTAGCCAACTAGACAATGTTACTGTAAACACCACGCAGGACAGTGAACAAACATCAATTGACGCAGGATATACTGCAAACGATATGACTTTAGTGCAAAGCATATCAGGAAGTGCTATTGAGTTTAGCAATGCGTATACCTTTCCAACAGCAGATGGTAGTGCTAACCAAATATTGCAAACAGACGGTAGCGGCACACTAAGTTTTGTTGACAACACTGGTGCAGGTATTGGCAACGTTGTAGAAGACACCACACCACAACTTGGCGGAGATTTAGATTTAAACTCTAGTGATATTACAGGTACAGGTAATATTAATATTACAGGAACTGCTACATTATCTGGTAATCTAACAGTTGATACAAACACACTTTTTGTCAATGCTTCAAATAATAGAGTCGGTATTGGAACAGCAAGTCCAGCATACCAAGTAGAAATAGAAAACACCAGTGCAAACGCATTATTGGTGTTAGATAGAACAGACGGTGCTTCTACTTTCATTGAAGGTGGTGCCACTGATTCGGTGATTGGTTCTGTTGGATCCAACGATGTAAAAATAGCCTACAATAGTGTTCCAGTGGTCACAATTGGATCAGGTGGTGCTATTACAACATCAGGTGATGTAACAGCAGGTACTCTAACTGTATCAGGTGAATTAACAGTAGACACCGACACGCTCTATGTAGACTCTACAAATAATAGAGTAGGTATTGGGACGACTAGTCCTACTTCTTTATTACATTTAAAATCTACTGGTCCAGCAATATTAACATTAGAAGCAGATTCAGATAATGCGACTGAAACTGATAACGCTAGAATAGAATTATCTCAAGATGGTGGGGTAGTTACAGGAAGTATTGGATACGCTAATAATACAAATTCTATTGAACTATGGAATAATTATGCTGACCATTTAATTTTTGGCACTAATAACACAGAACGCATGCGTATCGACTCTTCTGGTAACGTAGGGATTGGTACGGCTAGTCCTTCTACTGAATTAGAAGTAGTTGGAACAGTAACAGCAACATTGTTTGATGGAACAGCAACATCAGCTAGGTACGCTGACTTGGCAGAGAATTATGTTGCAGACGCTCAGTACGAACCAGGTACAGTTTTAATATTTGGTGGTCAACACGAAGTAACAGCCAGCAGACAACCAGATAGCAACAAGATTGCTGGAGTAGTTTCTACAGCACCAGGTGTATTAATGAACAAAGACTGCGCAGGTGAGTTTGTTGTTGCTCTAGCATTTACTGGACGAGTGCCTACAAAAGTTAAGGGTACTATTAGCAAAGGCGACATGATGGTAAGCAGTAACATTGAAGGTGTTGCTGTAGCCAGTAACAATCCTCAAATAGGAACAGTTATAGGAAAAGCATTAGAAAACTACGATAGTGAGGAAGTTGGCGTTATTGAAGTTGTTGTAGGAAGACTCTAATGCAAAAACTGTATCGCACCGACTACGAAGGTGAGTTTATAATTGATGGATACGTCTTAAAAGAAGGCAGACGTTACGAAAACAGAGAGTTTATACCCAACACCATAGTAAACAATCAGCACACAGGCAGAGCTGTGGTCATAGGCAACGGCACTTCTAGACTAGCAGTAGACTTACGAAAGATAGAACGTCATGCTGGCGGACATCTAGGTAAACGACGCTTACAAAGTTATGGCTGTAATGCACTATACAGAGACATGAATCCAGAATTTCTTGTGTCTACCAATAATTTTATGGTCAATGAAATTGTTAGAAGTGGATATGCAGATAAGCACATTGTTATGTCAAACAGTAACAACTGCATTAACCATCCAGGCAAAGTACATCTCATACCATATGCAATTAATTTGTGTGCCGGCGCAACAGCACTCTATCTAGCATGCTTCGACGGACACAAGACTGTGTATATTTTAGGTTTTGACAACCAAGACGGCGACATTAATAACAATGTATATGCAGGAACAACCAACTACGCAGACAAAGAGCATAAAGTCAGTAGCAAAAAGTGGGAAGGACAAACCAAACGTATTATTGATACATACGATGATGTAGATTTTGTCTGGATTACGGGTGGTCGTTCACGATTTCCTGAACAGTGGAAGCATTGTGTAAATTTGCGTGAGATAACTGTGCGAGACTTTTCGTTAGAAGTGGACTTATAAAACTTTATCCATAGTATCTAACTTTCCCTTTACGACCTCAAAGTTAAATGTTTTCCAAACGCCAGGGTGTAGTGGTCTCGGGTGATCTTCTAAGTATACCCAACAATAACCTTTATGTTCTTCATTTAATACAGGAGTAAATTCTCTGTCTACAGTTAAGAGTACTGTGTGGTATACAAACTTTTTATCTTCGCTGGTAAACGTTTCAATAGGTATAAATTTTTCGTACAGTAACTCGCTACCTAGCTCTTCTTCACATTCACGTTCTAATGCTTGTAGAGTAGACTCCCCTTTCTCAAACTTACCACCAGGAAGTCCCCAAGTGTTGCCGTAACTACACTTGTCTCTCAACAAAAATAAGTATCTTCCAGTTTTATTTGATCTTATTAATGCACCACAACTGTTTATAATGCGAGGCTCCAATAGCCCTCCTTGTATTGACCTTCATAAGACCTAACCCATGCAGAGCCAGTCCACTTGTATTGATAATTTGTATTTAAGTTGCTAACATAGTGAGTGCCTGTTTGTGTACTAGCATCAAAACTAACACGCCACATGTCACCATCGTACTCTATAATATCGTTACTATCTGCTATAAGATCATCTGTGCTGGAATCTGGTAGTAATCCTTTCCAAGCATCAGCACCGTCTACATTATTTGAGTTGCCAATTGGATTAGTTAATAAGTATCTTGTTCCTGCTGTAGGCGTACTTAGCCCGCTATTAGGACCTACTCTGTCAGGGTCTATAATAGC